TCTGATTTCGAATGTCGAGGAGCCATATTTATTATAACTCTCTTTAATTCACCTCTAGCTATCTTATTGAACTGTTCACACATAACTCGATGGTGTGCACCTTCGATGAAGTTTGGCCACATAGTTCTAACAAAACTTAGAAAGTCTGAACGGCACGCTTTTTGTTTTTCTCGTCTTCCTAATTCATCTGCAATTAAATTTAACTCAAGAAGCTCGTCTCGTTTTAACGTAGTTAAATCAACACTACTCATATATTTTTGAACATCTTGCAAAGAGTTAAGATTCACTATTTACCTCTTGCTTGTGCAGCCAAACTTTCCGTTAATGAACCCAGATCAGGTTGGGAAAGACTATTGGCAGTATTTTCAAGACTTCCAACTATATTACCCATAATTCCACTACGGTCTCCTTGTGCAATACCTACAAGATCACTTAATGTCATTGCTTTAGAAATTAGTTGAGCCACAGGCTGTGCAGGGTTTGGAAATAAAGATAAAGCTGTTACACCACCTTTTACTATGTCTTCAGGATTAAACTTATTTAAAAAATTTTTGGCTTCATATCCTAAATTAATATCATCTCTTCTTCCTGTACCCAAATCTGCAAAACCACCCGTTCCTAAAGTAGTCGTATTTACATCAGCTGGCGTAGAACCTCCAAAATTTGGAGCTGTCATAGTATCGCCCATATTAGTGTTTGGACCACCAATCGTAGATATATTTCCCTTATCGTCTACACTAAAGGTTACTGAACCAATGTTGTCATCGCCACTATCGCTTTGTGATCCCAGTCCTGCTGAAATAGATTCCATATCACTAAGAGAACTTTCTATTCCCATACCGTCGGCAGGATTGTAAAAAGCTGGAATTCCTGATACAGTAGGAGAACCTGTTCCCCCACGAGCTAGTAATAACTCTGCTTCTTGCGGATTTATATAGGCAAGCATATGGGGCTGTCCATTTATTTCCGTTTGCTGTGGAGTAGCGTTACTCGGAATAGATGTTAGTCCACCAATATTCATGCATCTTCCTCCATGGTTCTTTTACATATATACTATTTTTTAAAAAATTAAAAGGGGGTAAGAAGGTTCCTGACTCTTTTATACTATAGTAGGGGTGGGGGGTCTAAAAATTTCAATATTAAAAAAATGAGTGATATTATTCGAGACAGCTGCACTTTAGTGCTAAAACTTTGGTATGCCCCCTTTATATAGGGGGTGGGGGTCTAGCTTTTACGCTAGTAAATAGGGGGTCTTAAAACTTTTTAGCCCGTTAGGGCTACTAGCCCGTTAGGGCTAGAGTGACCCCGTAGGGGGCGATAGTTAACATGTTAACTAACTAGATAAAATAAAACCCCTAGCCCGTTAGGGCTAGGGGCTAGGGCTAGGGGGCTAAGCCCTAACTAGGTAGGGGTTAGCACCTTTATAAGTACCACTATCAGCCATTAATCTTTGACGGTAGAAAGCCCATATACGGGTCTTAGGTTGACCAGACTGAAAAGGCGTATTATCTAGTTCAGCTAGTATTTCTGTTTTAGTAGCCGTACCACCTAGCTGATCTAGGGCTAGTAGTAAGCAATGGGCTTGAGGTGGTAAAGGATTACTAGTTAATAGATCTAGTACGTTAGGGGCTAGTGTAACCTTTACGTTAGCACTAGAACCACTAGCAGGGGCTGGAACGCCCATTCTATTTATAGTAGTAGGGTTAGTAGTAGGTGTTTCAGCTTTACCGTTATTAGTAGGGTTTTTAATATTAGTCATAATGACCTCTTTCTATCTTTCTTATTATAGGGGCTAGACCACCTAGCCCCCTTGATACTAGTATACTATTATTTATTTACTTTAGTAAAGCGTTAAATAACATTTATTTACCTTTTATTAATTTATTTAGTTAACATGTTAACTATGTATTTCCTTGTCGGTCAGTCAGTCAGTCAGACAAAACACCGAGCAAAAATACAGGTGAGTGCGTATACACTCACCTATAGCGAACATTATGATGATGATGAAGTGCCATGAAAGAAAGGATAGAGAAGTACCATGATGACTACTAGCATACCTATGAAACCAATACCGAGGAACAGTACATGAGACACGGGGTCAATCCAACCCTGTTCAATAATTGGAATAACAGCGAAGTTAAGACCACACCAAGCTAAGAATAAACCACAAAGACCGAGCAGTTCTAATACGAATTTTATCATAACTCCACCCATAAGAGCAACTCAATGAGGAGAGCTTTTTCAGCAGCATCATAATCATCGGAAGAAGCTATATAATAAGATTTAGTAACAGGACCACCATCATCATCCATATTAGTAATATGAAGCATACAATCATAGTGACCAGGAAGTGATTGCCAAGGGGAACGAATTATAGTTACATTACAGTTTTGACCAACGTCAGCCCACATGCAAGTTGGAACACCAGACCCACACGTATCATAACTAGGAGTATATTCATAAACGATAGGAACATCAGAATCAGACCACGCATTAAATATATTATTTACCAATTTACTAAAATAAGACATTAGCAAACTCCTTTCTCATACCTGAAACAGCTGTACGTTCCTCCTTCATATGAGTGAACAATGTAGGAATAGTTAGAACACGCACAGTTATAAATAATAACAGGATCATTACCCCATAGAGCATTACCAACTTCAACCCAGTCCAGTTCCGAGAGAACCACAGGAGTATCAGAAGCATCAGCACCTTTAAAGATTTGAGGATTTTTATCACTAGGCAATACATTTACCCATATTTCATTATTTAACATTTTATTTACCCTTTTTAATTAATTTATAAGTAAATATAACCTAACAAAAAGCTGTTTAATAATGGTTTATTATGCTTTTTCTGTATGGTTCGAGTCAGTCAGTCAGTCAAACAGACAATACAGAGAGTTCAGTCAATCCTTTTCAAATTCAAAAGTTTAAAGTGTTAGTGTGAGTAAGTATGATGATGAAGGGTCTGATGATGACTGGTCAGTCAATCAGTCAAACAGGGGCAAGAGCAAAATGAAAGCAGCCGAAGCTGCTTTCAAAGTTAGGTTAGTCAAGCGAAATGTAATCAGCTTCAACCAGCATCTTACGATAGAAATCATAGATACGTTTTGGAGTTTGTACAGTCGCAAGACCATTTTCGACAAGATTATCAACGATATCTTTTTGAGTAGCAGAGCCACCAAGAATCTCGAGAGTATTCAAGATAATCATCGCTTGACTAGCTATCTTACGATTTTCGATAACCTTTGTCAATAATGTAACTTTGCGAGTATCGAAGCCTGACTTAGCTGGACGAGGTATCCCAGAGTTTCCAACGGGTGATACTACTGCCAACTTTGGAGCTTCTACTTTTTCAACAGACTTCGAAGTGTTGATCTTCTTTTGAGCTTTTGCCATTTTAATGGACCTTTCTACTTTCTGTATAGCCGATTAATTTCGAACTATCATTATATAGTATATAACAAGTTCCTGTAAGTATACTGTTATTTTATGTTATTTTATGACGTCAATTCTACTATAAGAACGAGTCAGTCAAACACTCAGTCAGTCAATCGGTCAATCAAACAAAGCTGTTTCAAAATCGCTTTCCAATCATATGGTTGACTATAATGATGAACTGATAGTGATGAATTCACCTCTCTATTTCTTAGATTGATTGATTGATTCCCAGAGATGAGCCAAAGTTGACGTGATGAAGGGTCGCTGGCAAATATCCAAGTAACTCCACCTGATGAAGCTCTCCTCATGTGCCATGCACATTGCTGTGCTGATAGTTTGATTGACTCTACCTTGCCTATCTTCAATTCAACCCAAAAGTCTGATCCTCCAAAACAACCATTGACATCAGGAACACCTGTTGATATTGCTCCTGTCTCAATTCGCTGCCAATGTACTCTCGACAAGTTCTTCTTCATCGCTTGATATAGGTTCTTCTCCGTCTGATACATGGTCCACTACTTTCATGTTGCTGCCGTCGATTAATTGCTCTATCCTGGATATCAAGTCTTCCGAACTCATTGTTTCAACCTTTGACACCAAAACCTCCTTGCGATCAATATAGAGTCCTGCGACCTTACCTCGATTGACCTCGGCTGAGATGGCTGCAGCAATTTGCCCTGTATCCTTCGCTTCATCACGCAAATGGGATAATTCTGTTAGATGTGAACCAATCGACACATCAGCTCGTTCTCTCTGCTTATCCAAAAGCTCAACAATGAAGTTTGCGACTAATGGATTTGTTCGCAACATTGCAGAACCTTGAACTTTCGAGCCAATCATGTTCTTTGTAAATCCTGATTTTCGTGCTGCTGCGGCACCAGACATTCCCTCTACATAGAGTCTACAAAACTTTTTATGCTTTGGAAGTAGTGGACGATGTCTCTTACCGTCTGACGTTACCCAGTAATTGCCACAATCTGATGGCGTTAACGGAGTGTACACAAGGTCTCTCATTTGATTCTCCTTTTCTTTCTTTCAGAGATAGCATAACACCAAATCTAACCCTACGCAATAACAATATACAGTGAGTTATATAAACAAAAACAGAAAACAAACTTCCCGACCCATTATCTATCATTACATATATGATATTGTAAATACAAATCTCATAACCATGATTCAAGGTCTACAGAGCATTACAAACGAACTTATGACATTATGACATTATGACGGTACTTTACTTCACTCAGACAAGCAAAGTGTTTTAAAAGAACATTGGGACAAAATGCCCCAATATATATTAAATGTGTATGTGTGTATTTTTAGTGTAGCGATAGAACGAAGCAAAGAAGCGATCGAGTTCGGCTTCATCTAAAACGAGACTCCATTCATCAGCGAAGTGGTACACGCTACCATTTTTAAGGTTAAAGGCGAATGGTTCGAAAGCCTCAGGGAACTCAGGAAAGGAACAATCATAAGTACCCGACCCAAGTTCAATAGTATCCGAACACATCATACCCAGACGAGGAAAGGTACGCAAGAAGACATTTGAGAATTCATCACGACAAGCATAAAGTGCATACATTAGTTCACCTCTCTTAACATAGCTTGCAATTCAGCGACTCTTTTAGAGTTTTCACGAGCAATTTCAATTTCTAGATCTTTATCAATTTGATCAGCAATAGACTCAGGATTATAACAATATGGATCTTCTCCCAATTTATAACAAAGCTGGTCAATAGAGGAATAGGATCTTGGTAGATCTTCCCCATAGTGTGAAAACATTGTAGTGTGTAGTTCTGTAAACATTTTTTTCTACCTTTCTAAAATTTAACTTACTTAAAGTATAAACGGACAAAAAAGCGATTTATACTACAAAATAATGTTTTTTATGGGCTAATTGATTGACTCTAATTTACTGTATTTTACAAACGAGTCTGTCAGTGAGTACAACCAAGCAAAGAAAAACCCCATAGCAAAAAAACTATGGGGTGAAAGTAAGAAAGATATGATGATGAAGGGCTTATCAAGTAGCCACTAGAATGAAGATGTCCAGAGCGAACTGGACATACTCCATAAAAGAATAATCAGACATTTGCATATTCAAGAGCCTTGTCTAATGCTTTAGCTTTTCTTGAGGCACCAACACCAAACCATGATGAATGAAGGGAGTTCCCGACAGCAGTTCCTTTTCGCTGGTGGTCTTCGAGATACGTTACTCCGTTCAATGCACCCCACCAAGTACCCTTGGCAGACTTCATTGTGGCTCCTGGACTTAGGTCGATGTTTTGAAGAACTTGGTTAGCAGTAGTGTTGAACTTCTCCTGCATAACGAATTCTTCGCTAGTAATCGCTTTGGCTTTATCGACAAGTATTTGTGGCTGATAAAGTTCTGCGATGTAGTTAAGTACGGACTCTTGCTTGAACTGACGTGAAGCTAAGAAGGCTGCTTTTTCTTTGAAGTCGGCAATCGCTTGACTACTAAGACCAAGTGCTTCTTCTGCTGCAGCACGAACATCTGCATTAAAGTCCTTGACGTGTGGCATACGAAGTGCAGTGCCTTCTCCTCTCAGTGCCATAGTTAGTGTATTATTACAGACAACTCGAATCGGTGTAAACTTGATTGTCATTGCTTTTCCTACAGCGTGTGGTTGGTTGATAAGAAGATAACCTTTAACTTCGTCACCTCCTGCTAACTCAAAGTCATCGGCAAGTTTGGCTAAACCCCAGATTTCTTTACCACCTCTAAGTGAACCTGCAGTTTCCATTTTCATGTGACCTGCTTGGGTAAACTTCACAAAGAAGTCAAATATATCTCTGTTTTGGATTGGTATATAACCATTTCCACACTCGGATAATACTTGGTTATCGCTATCACGAACTATAAAATGGTGACCATCGGCATTCATCACACCTACGTTTTCAGACCACTCGGGCTGATCGATAGTATATGCTGGTCGCTTAGAAACGGTCCAATCAAGCTGTGCAGCTTTTTGCATTTCTTCTGGGGATAAGTCGGCTGAAACTTCGACTCCTAATTTATGCCAAGGCTTTTCGTTTGCCCAAGCCATTGTTTCTACATTATGTGACATTATTTCGTCCTTTCTAGTTGATTAAGTTTAACTTATAGATTAAGTATATAGGGCAAAAACTATGATTACTATTACAAAGTATTGCCCCATAACTCCTTTTTTATGCTTTATCTCGGTTGATACGATAAAGCAGTTTTTGACAGTCTAAACACTGAACTTTGTAAGCGATCGGGATATCTTTTGCATAATTATTCCCGAGCATTGCCTTGCCACATAAAGTTTGTGATTTAAACTGACCCTTATTTAGGCAAATGTGTTGTTGCCCTAGTTTCTTAGCCCACTCATAAGATCCTTCTGGTGCATTGACCGTAAGGTTATGGTAGACCTCAATGTTTCGTAACTTTGGCATCACTATCCTCCAAATCTTCTACTATTTGAGTAGGGTGGAGATCGATACTAACACCACCCTTATGAATTTTTTGTAGGCGAGCCAATTCTGGCACAACATCGCTGATGGAATCGTGCCAAAACTCGATTTCTCCATCAGGATATGTTATCTTCCACGTATGTTTCATTTATACCTCCATTCTATATCTAAAAAAGTTCCATGTTTCTTCTCTGTGGTGAATGATATAACTATATAATATATCACCTTTTTCCCAATACTCTGTAGAACCATCCCCAAGGTTTCTTGACCCATCAGCTTCTTCTTTATGTAAAAACTGATAAACATCCATGTGACGACCATTAAAGGCATGAAATTTTAATAACCCACGAGCTGCTTCTTCTGACATATACTCGCCACCCTCTGGAAAAATTTCGTTAGGATATTCGGGATGTGCCCAATCTTCAGGATCCCAATATTCCATATAACCAAAGCCGTGACCTTGTTCAAGTTGTTTCCAAGCCATCGTTACCCTCCCTTTGTATTGATGCTGACTAACTCGTCATAGTTTGATATTACTACATAATTTGACTTATGCATAGGAACTATTGTATGCACAACCTGACGTGCATCTTTTTCTCCACAGCTAAGACAAACTTTGTAACCTAGACGAAGCCGAAGTAAAGGAACCTCAGCTTCGTTACATGATCTACAAATACTCATCTTTCTTTTAAGTATTCTTTGATTAAGTGGTTTACCACGTTTTGTATACTAAGGTTTAAACCTGTCTCAGCACATAAGATATCTTGGATATCTCGCAGGTCTTTAATAGTTTCTTTGTTCGAAATCTGAACTAAGTTACGATCTTTTTGTTTTGTTAGGTATGTCGACATTTTCTTCCTTTCTTTAATTTAACTTATACTAAAGTATAGCCCGTCAAAAAAAGCAATAAAAGTACAAAGTAATGTTTTTAGTCGCTAAACTCGTACCGTATCATGTCTTTCATTTGCTCTATATGTAATGAATAGAAGTTATCGTTTCGCTGAAAAGCTGGTACATGCTCTATCTTCTTTTGAGCTTCTTCTTTTGTTTTGAATGATCCAATATATGATGAACCACCATTACCTTTATTTGTTATTCTTATTCTATAATATGATGAAGGCTCTAGTCTCATTCTTCTAATTCTCCTCATTATTATCTAAGTAAAGAGGATCAAAAGGTCTAGCTATATTGCTATCCTCTTCAATCTCCTCAGTCTTTTGAGTAATTGGGTCGTAGACGATCTTATAGGTCCATTCTTTTTGGTGCATCTCAGGACTATAGGCTTTAAAAAAGCCAAATCGCCAACGATATTCTGTAAATGTATCTTGTTTACTTAACTGAGTATAATGTAAACAAGCCCTTGCTTCATTAATATCTTCTTGTTGGTCTGGGTGCATCATTGCACTATTTATAGTTACCAACTTTGTAGATGGGTATGCCCTTACTAAATCCCAAACTTCATCTTGGGGGCTATAGACTTCTACAAGCCATGCGTTTTTTATTGATCCTTCCATTCCTTCCTCCTTTTGTCTTGGTAAATAAACATCTATATGAGAGCCACATTTAGGACAGCTAAGATTAGTAGACATACAAAAGTCTTCATAATCTTCTTCTTCTAAATCGTGGTCACCTCCCCAGATAAGTTTAGTTTTACAATGCCAACAGTTCATTGTTCATGCTCCTTTTTAATTGAAAAACGAGTGCCGTTTCTGGCTGACCCTTTTTTATGTTTGTAAGCAGGATTAGTCAAACTTGGAACCATAATATCAGCTAACTCGGACACTCCATAAGAAAGAACGGAAGGTTGTCTTTTTACTCTGCCATACATTATTTCTTCTTCAGCTCTTGGGTCATCTTCAAAAAACATTTCGTCTTCGGCTGGTTCCGTAGGATTATCTTGTGCATCTAAATATATCTGTCTTATGACACTATTACCACCGACTTGGTCACCTCGACAAGATGGGCACATTTTAGGTGTTGTTCTTCTATGGTTTACACCTTTAAGTTTTTCTCCACATTTACAACAATTATTCGGATCTTTATGCATTCGTTCTTTTCCTTTTACTTTATTCATTTTCTTCCTCTTTAATAAAAGAACCATTAACCATTTTACCCTTACGATCTTTGATTTCATCGTATGCTTTTGCTATACACTCGTATAAGGATAAATCATTTCGCATAGCTATATTTATAAGGACAACGATCATATCGCCAATCGAATCACGGAGATTGTCTCGTGATACAGGGTAGCCGTTTTCACTAAGCCACTTTTCTGTTACTTTTGGGGTACGGATAACAGACCTAGATAGTTCGCCAAACTCTTCAACTAACTTTACAATCTGATCTTTATCTGAACTACCCTCGATTAGATTACGATTGGTATGCCAGTTTTGTATGGCATCGACAAGTCCAGTATACCCTTGGATAGCACTTTCTTCATCACCATCTTCGTATAAAACAGCACAACCGTCTGCAACTTGTTCGTCGTGTACGTTAGTAGGCTCACCTCCATTTAAAGGAATTCCATCATCCCAAACCATTTGTTCGGCACTGTCCTCAGAACAACCCTCGTCTACATTTACAACGTATTGGTAATCACAGGTTGCATAAGTCGTTACAATATATTTAGGCATTACCCTTCCCTCCCATCTCTTGAATATGGATCATGTATTATTTCCTCCTCTAGGTCATTGTCTAAATCTTCTGGTTCTGAATAGTAAGTGTTTACTAATTTAAGTTCAAACTGGTGTACTGTTCCCTCAGGTAAATGTACCTCAAGGTTATTACCATCGATAAGATAAGTTTCGAAGCCATGTTGTAGCATTCTAGGCTCACTCGACTCAAGCCCTTGAAAAGCTAGTCTATCTGGTTCTTTCATAGCTGCCCAATCATGAGACACTACTAATTCTAAAGCATTAGGTGCAGCACGAAAAGATCGCCCTAATGTTTTTTTATACGTTAAGTTTAAAGCCATTTAGTCCTCCAAGGTTGAAAATAAAGTTTTTTCTTCTACAGGTGCTGCATTTTGATAATAAGCAACGGCATGCTTAAAGTCGGTATCTCGGGCAGGATAATTAGGTGAAAACATCTCAGTATCACCCCCTTTTTTATGGATAACATACAAGGTATCGTATTTTACCCACCATGCAAAAACTTCTTGGATATTGAAGTCTATCTCATAACAAGAATGGACTTCGTACTTGGCTTCTAATGAATATTTTGACATTTTCTTCCTTTCTAAAAGTTATTCTCAGTATCTTAGCTGAGATATACTTATATTATAGTAAAATAATAACTACAATAAAACTAGAAAATAATGTTTTTACTGCTGCTTTTTGACTAATTCATAATCGTGTATAATTTTGCCTAGCTTTTTATCACCGACCTTTTGTTCTCCAATCCAAACACGTTTAATCAGCTTACCTCTTTTATCATGAACTCGTCTCCAGTGTCCTCGTCTCCAGTGTTCACGTTTGGGTGCACCTTGACCTGTAAACATTCTATTATAAACTCGTTTACCTCTTGGTTTTGGTAGATTAATCTCAACAATCTTATACTCATTCTTAGGAACTGATCGACTAAGATATAAATGCGTTATTTCTTTAGGGGGTATTACGGTTTCAGTAGATATTAAATCATAATTTAGCATATTTAATAATGCGATTAGAAAACGAGGATCGCCAGATAAACTTTCTAAATCTGCTCGATGTCTCTCTATGTCTTCTTGCTGAACAGGGCTAAGAAAGGACTCAGCTGATCTAGTCCAATGTGTTGCACACGTTTGTACTGGAATAAGATTTGTAAATATTTCTTTTAAATAAATGTCCTCTTTTGTTGTACCATCCATAAAAAGACTTGTGTAACCAAGACCAAGCATTTTAGCTCCATTAAGACTAGCATCGGTATAGAATCGTTCTTCAGAACAATCAGAGGCTTTATTGTTTTGACTTTCCCAAGATTTTTGAAAATTTTCAAAACTATAATCGCAGTTGTAATTAATACTAAAACCCATTTCTGAACAATAAAACCGTTTGTCTTCCATTTGAAAAAAGCAAGTATAAAGAACTTCTGTTGAAGTAAACTCTTCATCTAGTCTCTTTATATGATAACCAACCCTATCAGGAATGGCTCCTAAGTCTAAGGGTTCCACTTCTGCTGTCTCGCCTTTTTCTTTAAGAAGTTTTATCATTTCTTTTCTATTTTTTGTTACCCTTTCTTTTTCATTCCATTCAACCCACATGTTATTAAAAGGAGGTCTAGCGTTACGCAATCCTTCTAATAGATACTTTGGCTCTACATGGCTTGCTCGTACAGTATGGTTTAAAAGATTATCGCTTAACAAAAATTTTTGAGCTTGAACTATATCAACTTGTATGTTTTTACTCATAGCAGTAGCATACTTACCAGAAATATATCTTGCTATGCCACGAGTAGGGTTTGATAAAGCTGAGATTAATTCATTTGCTAATAAAGGTTTATCTATCATTGGCCATTCTTCCACTTATAACAACCAGTCATATCTGTAACAAAAGGCTGAACTTCTTTAAAAGTTTTTTTAGAAATTTCTTTAAAACCACCATATCGCCATGCATATTCGTCATAGTCTTTAGAATACCACCCACTATCCTCATTATAGTCATGAGAATGTATAGTTCCTTCATCGTCTTCTTCCCCACCATACCAAAACTTACACTGCTCATCCAAAAAGTCTGCAGCAGCACAGTCACGCTCTTGCTTATCGTCACCATATAAATTTGGTTGATGGGGCTGTTCTCCAGACCAAACAATAGTGCAGTCGAAATTATGCTCGCCAGTTTTTTCTTCTATCTGACCAATATAATAATACAACTTAGGTTCTTTAAGTTTTTCCCTTTGATCTGGATCCATCCACTGGCGTCGCTCTTCCATAGTAGCCATTATAAAAACCCTCCATATTTTAAAACATCAATTTTCCGATATATAATATCTTTAGCCCACTTTACATTCTTCATGTGATACTTATAGGTATCTATTGAACCACGCATATAACCTAAATACTGTCTTCGGATTTGGAACTCTCGTCCAGGATTTTTCTCTATTAGAAGAGACCATCTAGTTCTTATATCCTTTATATCGCTAATAGTTTCAAGAGCTGAGGCTTTTGCTTTTGCTGCTAGTTTAGCTGATAGAATTAAAAACTCCATCATATTTTCTAAGTGCTCATCTACCTCTGTTTTTAGTTTTTCCATTTTCTTCCTTTCTAATATAATACCTTTATTAAGCTGTGTTATTTAAGTCC